TAATTTGTCTGGACGTGTCTCAGTTGATGGATAAAGAAAAAGTTTCTAAAGATTGGGAGAATGCAACCGATAGCGAAATCGTAATAGAGATAGCTCGCAAACATGGTTATGGCGGTCAGTATCTACATGTAGAAGAAACAAAAATCAGGCATGACGTGTCGCAGCATTTTACAACAGATGCAAGATTCATGGCGAGTCTTGCCCGCCGAAACGGATTTGAGTTTTACGTCGATGCAGGAGGTTTGCATTGGCACCTTCGAAACGTAGACCAGCAACCCGTCAAGACTTATATTTACAGGGTGGACGAAGGAAGAGGAACAATACTCGATGAGCCTGATATAGATGCAAATTTGACCAAAGGGGTATCGAGAGTAAAAGTAGTTGCGAGAGATCCTATCACAAAACAGCTTTGGGAAAAGTACGGAGGGCCGGACGATACCGACCAGCAGACGCTTGGACTCGAAGACGAAATGGGAAATCCAGAAGACGACGAGCAAGGACTGCGGGCAAGCAGGCTTACCAGAGTGGACGTAAGACCGGCAGGAATATTGACTGAGCAGGAAGCGCAGTCAGAAGCAGATGCGCGATATAGAGAAGTCATAAAGGGCAAATACAAATTAGGATTTAGAGCAATAGGAGATGGAAAAGTAGGAGCGAAATCTTTAGTCGATGTTTATGGGATAGCACCATCATGGGATGGTTTATTCTACGTGAAGGAATGTGTAGACAGAGTCGAAGGCGGAAAGTTTACACAACAATTGAAAACGGAAAAAAGCCTCCTGAGAGCAATTGCAAGTACCAAGAAAAGGAAAAAAGGTAAAAAAGAAGATCCGTTAACAGAGGCGACAAACAAAAGCACAGAAGATGTAAAAGAACTACACTTGAGAAGAGTTTTGACAGCTTCACCGACAGGGGAACCTGCAATCGCCGTGTACTGGACGGATAATGCAGGAAGCGAAAATCATGGAGTGGAAGCATGGCAGACTCCAGCAGACTTTGGAGATGAAGATATAGATTTAGTTGGAGATTTTGGAGGCATGTCATTGCCTCCGGACGCAGGGCAATAAAATGGAAAACACTGGATTCGATGGCGACAAATTTGTAGGACCAAAAATAAACCAACTCTGCTTGGGAACGGTTGTCGACCGAGATGACCCTCAGGGAATATGCAGAGTGAGAGTGAATATACCTGGTATTATGGAGAGGACGCCGTGGGCCAGGCCGAAGCATGGTGGATCTAAAAACGAAGGCGCGGCAAGTGTTCCGCCATTGGAAGCGGACGTTTACGTTCAGTTTATAAATGGAGATCGCAGAATGCCAGTATGGGAGCGTGCGGACTATGGCATTGTCGATAATGAATCGGAAGTTTTTAAGGAGCATACGGAACCGGACATACATGTTTTTGGAATTGGACCTTTTAGACTTGTAGTCGATAACAGAGAAAACACAACAAGAACAGCACGAGCAAAATTGGTGAAGGAAATAAACGGAGTGGAACAGGATGTTGCGTGGATAGAAGTCAACGAGGACAACAGTATTCAGCTTCATGCAGACAGCGCAATAGGTATAGACGCAACGATCATAGACATCGACGCACCGACTGTACAAATTAAAAAGAGAAAAGTCATACCGACGCCGAAAGGAATATAAATGACCGTAATATTTCCACCAGACGATTTTTGCATCCCATTGGGTGACATCCCAGAGCTGGATGATATTTGTTTTCCAGGCGGTTTTTGTTTGTCTTATATTTGGGACGCGATTGGGAAAATGCCGACGCAAGCTGATGTAAGTTTGGATTTCTTTTCACAAATAGGACCAGTAATGGCACCGATGAAACCATTGTTTGACGTAGTGGATACGGTGCTTGCAATTTTCAAATGCGTACAAGCTATACCGGACGCGATAACCCAATTGAACCCGGGAGAGCTATTGAAATGTGTACCAGCACTCGCAAAGCTAATAGACCAGTTATTGAAATTAATACCGATGTTGTCATTGCCAAAAATGTTGAAGGCAATAATAAAAAACATGGCGCGACTGATACGCTCCATTGCAAGCGAATTTGAATACATTAAAAGTCAGATACAAAGAATAGTAGAACTAATAGACAGGGCAGCGGACCTGAACGATGTGAAGATGGATGGTTTTTTAGTTTGTTCACAGCATGACCTGAACCAAACAGTGATGACGACGGCAGAGGCATTGAAGGGAATCGGCCGCATAATACTTTTGATTAATATTTTTATAGGTATCATCGGAGGACAGGAAATACCATGTTTCGGAAGTCTAATCGAAGACAATATTTTAAAAGGTTTGGATGTTGTGATAGATTTACTTTTAACACTTTCGAGATTGCTGGACATGATGGCAGACGCGATACCAGATCCTGACCTTATACTAACATTGGCAATGGGAGATCAAAGGTGCTAGATGACTGACAATGTAACAAAATTTGGACGCGGTATCATTTGCCCTTTTCAACGAGACGGAAAAGGAGACTTTGCAAACGATAAAGATTTGCCTTTGCTGAGATCCGACATTCGAGAACTGATAGGCATCATTGGCCCGACTCCAGTATCACCGGGGGAGTTACCTTGGAACACAGAACTAGGGTCGAGGGTAATTCTAATGAAGCACCGAAACATCCATGAAGAAATGGCAAGAGCAACAGCGCATCAATTAATTACAGAGCCTGTCAGAAGATGGGAAAAGCGAGCAAGACCTGGAACAACGACAGTGACAAAAGACGATAGGGCGCAGATACTGAATATACATTTTACATACCAGCCAAAAGGGTACACGGCAAAGGACAGATTGCAAACTGTTACCATAGATACGCAAGGAGAAGGGTAGGAAAAAATGACTATACTTCCTGCAAATATAGATTACAGCGACAAAGATTTTGAATCCTTGAGGGCGAGAAGCTTTGATTTAATAAGGTCGGTATTTCCTGAATGGTCAGACGACGCGGTTGCGAATTTTGGAAACATACTGATTGAAAGTTATTGCTTTGTTGGAGATGTTTTGAATTTTTATCAAGACCAGCAAGCAAGAGAGGGCCGATTCGGAACGGTGCAGTTGAGAAAACATTTCATAGCTATTGCAAAATTGATTCAGTACATAATGTCAGGAGCAGAAGCTGCAACTTCGGATTTGACTTTGACAATAACGAACGCAGACAAATTGACAGGAGTCGTTTCGCCGTTGGAGAGCCCGGTAACAGTGAGCACGAGAAGCGTAACGAATCCGGTAAGCGGAGAGGTACAAGGCTCAGTGTCGTTCGACTTATCTGTTGGAGAAATAGAAAAAACAGTCACCTGGAGACACAGCACAACACAGAAGCCGTTTGTTATCGCATCGAATAGATCTGGCGATCAGAAAATACTAGTACCGTACGGGCCGTTTTTGACAAACACAGATTCAGTGTCAACAGTAACACAGGGACCGTGGATAAGGGTTTCAAGTTTTTACAGCAGTGGACCAAACGATCCACACTATCGCGTAGAGGTAGATCAGAACGACAGAGCAACCTTCATTTTTGGAGACGGAAAGAACGGAGTGATACCAGTTGGTAATGTGACTCTAAGGTATCAAACAGGTGGAGGGATATCAGGAAATGTCGAAGGCGGGTCACTGACTAAGCTTGCAAACAAATTCGTAGACAGCGAAGGAAACACGGCGAACATACTTTCGATAAATCAATATGGAGCTGAAGGCGGAGTTCCGAGGGAAGAGGTAGAAGCTGGACGTGTAAATGCGCCACTGTCTTTGAGGGTTTTGAACAGAACCGTAGCACTTGAAGACTTTGTAATAAATGCAAAGCGCGTCGAGAGTGTTGGTAGAGCATTAATGCTAACAAGCGACCAAGAAATTTCGATTTCAGAAAACAGGGGAAAGCTTTTCATTATACCCAAAACAGGAGGAGAGCCATCGCAGTCAATTTTGGACGCGGTACAGGTCATGGTGACAGAGACGTATCCGAAGACAATAACTTTTCAAGTGGATACATTGGCTGCATCGTATCTGACAATTAACGTAGTTGCTGTAATTTACTTGGCAAAGAACGTAGTACCAAGCGATGCGAAGAAGGCGGTCATTGCAGCATTGGAAGACTTCTTTGAGCCAATGTTGGCAGACCTAACAGAGAACCCGAATGTTGACTTTGGTTTTAACTACAAAGACGAAGACGGAAATCCGGCAGGAGAAGTTGCTTGGAGTGACGTGTTTGACGTAGTAAGGGATCTGAAAACATATATCCGAAAAGTAGACCCTGGAGAAAACGGATTCACTTTGAACGGACTCAGAGATGATGTGTACATTCCGAATTGGAAATTTCCAGAACTAGGCACAGTCATCGTAATAAACGGCGATACGAATACGGAGATTTAAAAGTGACTAATCCTTACATACGATGGGACCCGAGTTGGAACGCAGACATGTGGACGCGCTCGGCAGAAGGGCCGTTGAATGTTGCAATGCCGGAAGCGCCAACAGAGGCGCAGGTAGAAAAATTTAAAAAACTTATTTCGATTTCGTCAACGCCGAAAATTTATCAGGACGCGGATGTAAAATTCATTCAATCGCAAATACCAAGCGGAGGAACGAACCCAAGCAACGGTTTGGGCGTAGATCAGTTTCAGTGGATGCCAGAGGATTTGACTTTTCCATCACCAGGGCCAGATCCGTTTGACATGTCAGTGATTCATAGTGGCGTACAATATCGCTATGTAAATTTAGGCTGGAGAATGTTTCTTCGCGGATACGCTGCGACGATATCGCAAGGGGAATTGACAGGTGAGTTTCGAGTAAAATTTTTTGACACAGCGACAAGGGATATACCGAACACAAGAGCCGCGTGGACAGGACTTTTGATAGACGTTTTCAATCTTGACCAAAAGAGAACAGACCACGCAGTAAATATTTTACACGGCAAGCGCGGTGCCGATCCGAATTGGCTTTATCATTGTGGCTGGCAAGACCGCTTGCCAGGTGGTCCGGAGACTTTATCAGAACAGACAACGCCATTCGACGATCTGAGCGAAATAGAAGTCAGAATGGTTATCGCGGGGAGCCCGCCATTATGGTCTGTCACATATCAATACAAAGACGGACTAAATTGGGTCGACATCGACATTTTTAACGGGAATTTTCAATCGCATGTCGCGCCAGCACCTTTGAACGAAGTTGGATTTATCATGTCAGCATTTTCAGGTGTCGGCATCGATAAACCTGGAAGCCCGTCTGAGCCGTGGCCGGAGCAATCGATTTGGTTTAGGGAGTTTGAACTATCGCAATTCGAGCCGTGGGTACCTGATATGTCAGACTGGTCAATCCGACAATGGAATAGGCATTGGGATTGGCTGGTAAGTTCGCCAACGAGAGAACATTTTAGCACGTCAGAAGATCCGTTCATAAACACGCGGAGACCAGTCACGGATCTGTTGCACTATCCGATAGGCACAGAGAATC